GACATTGGACGCGGCCTGTTTCATAAGCTCCAACATGACCTCTTGCTGCGGATCCTTTGCGCCACTGGCCTTGATCTGGGCCACCATCTTCTTCTCGAAGTTGTCACTCGCCTGCTTCATTGCGGCAGCGTAACGGTTATCCGCCTGCCCAGCTTTGGCTTGGTAGTACCCAACGCGGCCTTGCTTCGCGGAACGCTCGTCTTCACGTTTCGCCTGCTTCTCCATCAACATGTCTTCGCGAGCGATCGAGTCAGCACGCAACTGCTTTTGTTCAGCGCGACCCAGTTCTTGTTCACGGATACCCTGGCGCATCTGTTCGCGCTTGAACGGAGTCTCGATCAACGTCTGCGTCAGACGCGAGCCTGAGTCCATCAGACCACCGGGGGCCATCAGTGCTTCAAAAGTGAGTCGGGGCATATGGTTTCGCCTTACATGTTCTCTGCGGCCCAGCCCGGGTCGATATTAGGTTCGCCGGGTTGCCGCAGTCGTGGGTAGCCAGTAGACACCTGGGGCGGTGCATACCCGGTGGGCGAAGTTCCCGAGGTGCCGAAGCCGTTGAGGAACTGCGAGGCGTAGTCCACTTCGCCTTGTGTGAGTGGGGTTGAGGTCTGCGTTCCTGGATGACTCGCACCATACGCCGCGAGTCCCTTACCGGCAAGTCCCGCGAGAGCACCCGCGAGCATCATGCCGTTGCCCTCGCGTGACGCGTCTTGGGCCGCGAGGCCGAGACGCTGACGCATGAGTTGATTGAACCGCGAGTTCTCCGCGCCCTCGACACCACCGACCAACATCTCGTTGCCGACGACGTTCTGGAGCGGGGCCAAGCGCAGGTCCATTCCCTGCTGGTTGCCCGTGTCGTAGTTTTGCAGCCCTTGCAGATACCCGGAGTTCGCGATTTGGTCCATGAGCGCCTGCAATCCAGGGCGTTGGTCCGCGAGATTCGTATCGAGGGACTCTTGGTAGGGTTGCTGGACCGGAGCGCGAGCCGTGTCGGGGCCAGCGAGAGCGGCCATCGCTCGATCCATGCCCGACTGCCCGGCTTGTTCCTGACGGAGCTGGGCTTCGTTGGCAGCGGCAATTCGCTCTGGCCCGTTCCGCGCTTCCATGTACGCGGTAAGTTCTTGCCCATGGGCAAGAGCGACACCTTCCATGGCTTTTCGCAAGTTGTCGGAGATCCGGTACTGTTCGCCTCCGAAGCGTTCTTCTTCTGCCCGACGCTGGCGCATGACCCGTTCTTGGGCTTTGGAACTTTTGTGCGACCCCAGCATCGACAGGCCTGTGCCTGCGGCGACCATCACGCCACCGACGACAGTTCCCCAGCCGGGGACCATCATGACGGCGCTACCCGCAGTTTGCAGGCCTTGACCAGCCTGGGCTTCGTTTTGTCCGGCTTCGGCCATTAGGGTAATTCCTGGGCACGGCGGTCGAGCGCAGCGTTCTGTTCACGTTGCATCACACCGTTCTGCCAGATGCCGTAATGGTCGTTCGCTGCGTTCAGGGCGTTGCCCAGACCACGAGACAACTCGTCGTTGCTCCAGTTCGACAGCGTGCGTTGATCGTTCTGCACCTGGAACAAGTTCTGGTTCGTGCCCATCTGGCCGTTGATCATGTTCGTGCGTTGCTGGATCGCTTGGCCCGTGAGCGGATCGATCCGATACGTTCCGAGAACATCGTTCACGCGAGAGGCTTCGAGGGCCTGCGCCAGCGCATCACGTCGGTCAGAGAACCCGGCGGCCATCTGTGCGCCCTGTTGCTGGCCCTGCGTCTGGAGCTGCGCGTTCTGGCTGGCATCGACCGAGCCGCCGATGTTACCCGTGCGTGCCCGCTGGAACGCATCCTGTCTGGCGCGTTCTTTGAGGGACTGTTCGAGGGCGAAATATCCCGCGTCTTCGCCAGGAGCAACGAGCTTGTTGATCTCTTCTTGCCGCTGTGGGTCAGCGTAGAACTGTTCGACTTGCTGGCGTTGCTGCGTGCGTCGGTGCGCGTCGGCTGCGAGTTGCAACAGAGCTTGGAACGCTTCAGGCGTGACCTGCGAATGATTATACCGACGCATCAGCATCGGATCGAATTGAAGATCCGCCGACCGAACCGTCTGCGTCGTTGGCGCGGGGTTAGACATCGAAGATTCCCGTCAGCGCAAGGACCGCGATGTCCACCGTTGGGATGACCGCTGTTTCTATGGTGCCTGTTAGGCCCGCTACGTAGCCCGCCGAGGCGACGGATTGAACCTGGACGCCTGCGAACGTATCGGCGGCGAGCAGTGACCCGCCGCCACCTCCACCGCCACCACGGGAGAACGCGCCATTCCCACCATCAGCAGTGAAGGAGCCGTCGGTGAGGGTGCCGCCAACGACGACTCGGACAACGCCCGCGCCGCCGCCGCCCGGATCGTTGCCACCACCGCCGCCGGTGGCACCACCAACCGACGACAGGACTGCGCCAGTACAGACGGCATCGCCAGCAACGTACAGACTGATGCGACCACCGGCGTAGCCGGATGCCCCGCTGGAGCCGCAACCACCACTACTGCCGCCGCGCAAGAGTTTGATGTCGAGCAAGGACAGGCGGGCGGTGCCGCGATACGGATCGGATGCGCCAAATCCGCCGCCATTAAACGATCCGCCGTATCCGCCGCCGGTACCACCGCTGCCGCCAGTGGCGTCAGAGGCTCCATGCTGCCCACCGCCTGAACCGCCAGTACGGGGCGGGGTAGGACCGAAGGGGAAGAACGGCCAGCTCAAGCCGTCGAGGTTCACACCGGTTATTTTTGCCGTCCACAGAGATGTCCACGCGCCGTTGATTACCGCGTCGCCTCCGACGAAGCCGAAAATATCTCGGGCATCGAGGATTGACCCGCCATCATTTAAGTTACCGCCGCACTTGAAACGGAAGGCACACACACTATCCCAATCAAGGAGCTGGTCGTCGACGGTCGGATACCCGCGATTCGCACTTATCGACCCGCCGAGGGTGAGGTTGCCAACGCAACGAACGTCTAATCCGCGACAGTCAATATCGCCGAGGATCGTAATGTTGCCGCCCGCCCGCAGCTTGATCGTGTAATCTGACACGAGCATGATAGCGCCCGCGTTGATCGTGATGTCGCCTTCACTGAAAATCTCGACCGGGGCTTGGAGCGTCGGCTGCGCGACGGTGATCGTCAGGACTACAAACTCATAGACACCGCCAACGATCTGGGCCACAGGCACACCGAGGCCCGTGCCGTCGATACCGACGCCCGAAAGGTTGATGCCGGTCAACGCACTAGAGATTGCGTCATCGACGTACTTCTTGTTCGTCACTTGATCGAGCGCACTTGGGCGCGGAACGCCAGTGATCGTGTGTTTGATCACCGTACCGGGACTCGTAACCTGATCAGCATCGGCAATATCGATCGCCAGTTCACCGAGGGTGAGCGGGCCAGTCAGGGTACCGCGAGCGACTGAATCTTTCAATCCATCCGGGGCCAAAGAGTCTAGCGTTGATGCTGCGACAGCGGCATCCAACTGAGCTTTGTTGACGCCATCTGTTGGATCGGTACCCGCAGCGAGGGCCACCGCTTTATAGCCTCCAAAGTCCAAGGGGGCAACCATCTGGTTGGACCCGTCGGTTCGCAAAAATACCGTGATGATCGCGACGAGTGACGCCTGCAAGTCCGCGAGTTGTTCGTGGACAACCACGTCGCCATCGCGAATAGAACGTGGAGAATTGCGTATCCGGAAGTACGTCTTGTAGGCAGCACTGAACGAGCCGTCGACTCCACCCACCATGCCCGTGACGTTGCTGATACTCGGACTCGTGTTGACGAGCGGGACGTTTCCTGCGGCATAGGGAATCTCGTTGGTTAGGGCGACGAGTCGATAGGCCCCTGCATTGGACTCAGTCGCTTTTACGGCGATCGGAGCGTTTGCCATCGCGGTAACGAAGTTCGCGGCAGACGCGGCGATGGTCAGACCGATCGTGACCGGGGTATTTCCGGGCGTGACGATCGAGTCGTTGTCCCACTCGAACACGATCGGCGGATTCGAGCCGTCGGCGACGGTCATCAAATCGGTGTCGAGCGGGAGAGCGTTGATGCGGAACGAACCGACCGCGACTGCCGGAGCAATCGTGACCGTTGAGCGTTCGTTCAGTTCCCACTGGCCCGTGAGTTCACGAGTGCCGTTCGTGAGAACGTACTGGCTCAAGTCACCGAGCGCGATGATCAAGTCATCGAGATCGCGCATGACTTCCGTCAGCGCAGGACCGACAGTGTTCGAGACGTACCGACCTTCGGGGTCATCGTAGCCAATTAAGTTCGCGCCTTCATCCTGAACAACCGACAGCATGCGATCGAGAACGCCTGCAAGGTTGGTGTAGATCAAGGCCTGAACATTGTCGGTACCTGCCACAGGCGCGACGGCCATCGTGAACGTGGTGTCGTTGTACGAGATTGGATCAGTGCGAACACCGCCGACGAACACGCGAACAAGATCGACAGTCGCGTCGATGGGCTGCGCGAACACGAACACGGTCTGGGCACCGGTACCGTCGAACAGTTCTTCAGTGATTACATCGTTCAGGCGAACGGCTTGATCGAGCTTCAGCTTGCCATCGGTAGTCGTGAACCGGCGCAGGAACGTGTTGACTTGGTTCGTAACCGAGGCCAGCCGCGACAATTCAGCGTTCATCGCAGAGCCACGGATCCCAATGCCTAGCTGCTGATCGCGGGCAAAGTCAGTCGTGCGGTCGTAACGATCGGGGTAAGGCATATTATCCTCGGGGGCCGTCGGCGAAAAGGCCCAAGATATACGCCTGAGTACGCTCGTCAGTATAGACACGCACGTCAGCGATCAACCCCACGAAGGGGGCAGGGGCCGGAGGTGGAAGAATCAGTATCGGTGGAGGGATCGGAATGGTGTCGTGCAGGACGCCATCGTAGTACAGTTCGGTATCTGTCGCAGTGAGGACCGCCCCGACCTGATGCCAGTCGCCATCGTACAGGACGATCGTGCCGCTCGATCGGGCGTAGAGCTGCCCATTGGCCCATAGCTCGATCTTGAGGCCAGTGGTCGCAGGCGCGATCCGGAGTTCCCACCCGACGTTCTCAGCCACCCGGTACGCCGCCACGGTCATGGGCTGGGGGACGCCGGTGGGCTTGACCCAGGCAAGCACCGAGAACTGGTCGAGCGTGCGCCCAGACAGGCGATTGTCAGTATACCCATAGGTTGACCCGTCGAAGGTCAAACAGCGGTAGCTGAAGGATTCGCCAGGGTCCAGGCCCCATGTCGGTGCCCCGACCCACTGCACGCGAACGCCAGTAGCATCGTCGTAACTAACGATGTCGCCGGTCAGTGCCGTCACGTCATCGTCCTGCATGACTTCAGCGTCGCCGACTCCAGCCCAGCCACGGAAGCGGAAGCACTCGACCCCAGCCCAGGTCAGGATCCCGGTCGTTGCATCGAACGCGATGTTCCGAGCAGACAACCGGCGAAGTAAGGGCTGCGGGTCGGCACGAGTCAGGTAGGCGAACGGGGCCTGCTGGGTGCCGATCATCTGCGCGAAGCGGCCCAAGAAATGCCGCCGCATGTTCGGGTCACGGAACTGCCGCGAACGGTCAACAGACCGTTTTGCTTTCTGGATACCAAGCAAGTATTCGGCGGATACATCCGACAAGTCGTTATCGACAGCGAGAACAGAACCGAACTCTTGAAGGGCTTCGTGGTACGAGAACGTCATCTCGTCAGTCGCGATATCGTAGATGCAGTACGTCTCCGAGGTCAGATAGAACAGCAAGCCGTCGAAGGCCATGATGTCCGTCGGGTTGAAACCCGCAGGCAACTGCGTTTTGTTCACGATCGCAAGACTGGTGCCGTCCCACGTAACCGTGAGCAAGGTGCGGCCAGTGGTGAGCATGACGTACAACGTCGAGGGGTCGTTCTCGTCGATGAAGATACTCTTGGCATATCCGCCGATGACGATCGCGTCGAGTTCGACGAGCGTCACCGGATCACGGGCGACGAGCATGCCGGTGGTCTTGGTCCGGGCATGGAACACGGCGCTCACGTCGTTGCGAGCAAGCAATGCGCCACCCATTTCGTTGTCTAACGCTACGACTACCTCAATGTGTGGGGCATCAACCAAGAACACCGACAGCCTGCCGTTATACTGCGGCGTCCACTCGCAGAGAATATACAAGTAATCCTCGCGCCGATTCACGAACGTCGGCGGGGGCGTCAGCACTGCCGTCTGATCTTCGATCATGATCATGCTGAACGCTTCGTCGAAGCGGAGTTCCAGCACGCGCCCAGACAGCGGCGACGCGACAGCGATCCGATCGAACGCGAGGATCACTGCGTCTGACGCCCCAATCAGATCGGGGTGGGCGAAAGTTACGTCTGAGACAGTCATCCTGACCCCACAAGAACGATGGAATCAATGTGCGCCCGCTCGAATGACCCCGTGTCTTTTAAGGTGAACCGGAACGCGACTGCGTGAGAGACGACATCGACAGGGATCATGCCTTCGTCGTAGGTCGTGCCTTCAACGTCAACCGCCACTGGCTCGATGAGCGAACGGTTCCGCTGGTCGAGGTACACCGAGATGTCGATGGTCGAATCCGACATGACATCCATCGTCGTCCACTGCTTGAGCCAGCGAGGCTGCCCACTGTCGCAGAAGTGCGAATCAATGTACGCGGGCACATCGAGATTCTCACCATTCACTTGGTCGAACACCGTGTCGGGGTCTAGCTTGTACACCATGTTCTCGCGACGAACGTAGAGCGTACCGTCGAGTTCTGTCATGTAATCGACCGCGATAGGAAGTTCCCATCGAGTCCAGCCGACGATGCCCATGGATGGCGACAACGTGAAGCAGAAGGCCTGGCTGGTCGAGCCAGTGTTGAAGATGCAGATGTACTGCGAACGGGCTTGTGACCACAACGAATGCACGTTGAGCGGATCGGTGTTGTTAAATGCTAGGGTGAGTTCCGTGATCGCTGCGCCAAGATCACCTTCGCGCAGTTCTCCAGTGACCGTCTGAGTCTGGAGCGAACGGAAGCCGCCTTCAGAGAAGTAGAAGATGTCGCCGATGACAGGGGCGAGACTGCCGAACACCGTTGTTCCGGGGCCGTTCAGCGCCGTGTTGAACGTGATCTTCGCGGGGTCAGGATCAGGGTTCCAGAACTGCATGCTGTTCGAGAACACGACGACAAGTCGGCCCTGGTGCGTGGTCAGGCCTTGCACGTCGGCTGCACCGAGCGCGTGTTCGTTGACGTTCAAGAACCCGGCATCGTTCGGAGCGTCAGCTTCCTTCCACGTTCCTGGCCCGAACTGCGTCGAGCTATACCGAACGACTTTCTTGGTGACATCCGGAGCGTACAGCTTGCGCTGGATCTTCGTGAGATCGGGGCCAGCCTCGAAGCCCGTGTCGATGCGCGTGTCAACTGAATCGAACACTCCCGCTGGGAACGTCGTGATCCAGTGGTGAATGTATTGGCCTGAATCCGTTTCCAGAACGAAGTAAGGCAGCGCACCATACAAGGTGTCTGCGCCCCACGACGAGTTCGCGGTCATGCGAACGTACTTGGTCGGCGCGACGGGGGTAGAAATCGAGTCACCAAAGGCGTCGGCACGGATACCCGTAGGCATCGAGGTTTGGTAGCCGTAACCAGAGGGCACTGCTACACGCAGCGATCCACCGAGAGAATACAGACCGTGAGTGTTGGGCGGCAGTTCACCGAACTCAAGCAAGCCGTCGCGGCGTTTGTACCCACCGCCGGTATCGAGATCGACGTTCAATGCGTCGTACGCCGACGCGGGATCAGCCGCCGATTGCAGACTCCGCCGGTCTATGCCTTTTGCTGGCGCGGCATTGCCGTCCAGCGTACCGGGAAAGACCATCATCGATCGTTTAGATGGCATGGCTTACCAGGGATTCCAGCCGTCAGAGTATTCAACGTTCGGCCCGACGTTACCAGCGTTGCCGCCACTCAACGGCACTCGCTGAACTCGCATGTAGTGCGACTGACGACCGCCAACATTGAATACACGGCCCGGTCCTTGCTTGGCAATGATCCGTGCGGTGTACCGAACGTGCATCATCATCGCTTCTTGAACGCCCGGTTGCTGATAATGCACTTTACCGAGGATGACTGCGCGTTGAATGATGACTTCGGAATCGAATGGAAGCAGGTCTCCGTCGTCCCGATAGATCGGTACGCGGAGAGAATAGAACACTGCCAGTCGCGTGAACACATCCGTCGGAGCCGGGATGATCTGAATCTCGCGATCGACCACACGCCAGCGAACCGGCTGTCCGATCTTCGCGAGAAGTTCTGGATCCGTCGAATCTCCGAGCCAGTCCTGCGTCTGGATTCCACCCGCCATTGAATACCGACGACCGTTCTTGTCGACAACTTCGAGGGTGAAATCACCGATCTTTGTTTCGTCGGGGAACTCGTACCGATCTTGACCCGTGATCAATGGAATGAACAACTCGAACCGGCTGTCCGTCCAGCCGACTTCGACAGCAAGTTCGTTCGTTGCTTGTTGGATGAACGAGTTGATCCGCTTCACCCCACGGGTGACGGCGGTTCCCTGATCGGCGAAACCTAATCGAGTCATGACCTCCGCTCGCGCATCGGCGAGGGTGTACTGCGAAGCGAGGGCCATAACCTACCTCCGTTTAGGCAGCAGCGAGAATCGCCGTTGCCGAAGCAAGAATATCATCGCTGATACTCGGTGTGATGCCGTCGACTGATTCAAGTTCGTCGAGCGTGGCAGCCGCAACGGATTCGATCGATCGATAGCCCGCGTCGTACAGGGACTCAGCGATGGCTGGGGTGACCTGCTCGACTTTGTTCAGCGCATCAATGCCTGCAACGCGTTCAGGATCTTCGCCGATCTTGACTGGCGCAGTGGACTTATTGATGCCGTCGAGGCTGTCGCGTTTAGCGCAGGCATCGAACTCACGACGGAAGGCGATCTCGTCGGGGTACGCTTTCTGGGCATCTGATCCGAATCGTCCACAGAACTGATCATACGCTTCACGAGCGTCAGAGAACTCGACGATCTCTTCAGCGGAGGGGCGTTCGATAGCGTGGACTTTTACTTCCTGTCCTGGGAACCGTGCCTTGATTGCGGCTACGTCGTAGCGCATGCACGATACGAGGTGTGAGGTGGAGCGAACGAACTCAAGACGGATTTTACGGAGGCGGATAGACATGTTTTCCTTGCGAGGGATAGGGGTTACGCGGGGATCAAAAATCCCCCGCCAGTTTCCTGACGGGGGTATCTTGAACTCCGACTAACTTAGGCGGCGAACTCGTGGACGAAGTTCGTGCGGGGGTTGATTCCGTACAGAACGTAGCGTCCATCGACCGACATGCGGGTCACGCGCTGATCGCTAGGATCCAGAGGCACGGTGACTTCCTTGTCTTCCTTCTCGCCATGGCCCCAGGCCCATGACTTGTTGTTGATGCCGTAGGCGCGACGATTCCAGGTCACGTCTCCGGTCAACTGAGCCATCAAGTCCATCGTGGGGTTGTACACCACGGGGATGTTGTTGAACGACCATTGGGTATCGGGGATACCGATATCCACAGGGCCGGGTCCCTTGATGTCCGCGTTGAAGCGGAAGCGCGAGGCATCCTTCACCGAGTCGCTGTAGCGATCGATCCAGCCGCCGGCGGCCATGATCACGTTCACGCCAGCACCCTTGAATCCGCGATTGTACAGACTGCACGCACGCATCAGGCCGTTGACATCACGCTCGAAGCTGGCGGCAGTCGAGGTCAGAACCGCAGGGTTCTGCATCGCTGGGTCAGTGCGGTCGCGGCCACCGTAGGTACCTACGGTTGGGGTTTTGCTGATGTAGTCAGTCAAAGCGACTGGCTCCAGAGCATTGCCCGAGACGTTGTGGAGGAACTTCTGATCGACGAGAACGTCCCAGCGATCATAAGCCGACTCCATCTTTTCCTTCAGGGTGTCGAACATGCGAAGGGCTTCGACCTTCGACATCTTGCCCGCGAAGTCCTTGGAGCGTGAACCGTTCGGGACGATGACGAAGCCAGCGTCCTTGAGTTCCTGATGCCACAGTTCCAAGCCCATGTGGACCTGGGTACCGTTGAAAATCAGGTCGAATCCTTCGCGCCATTCTTGGAACCGCAGACGGTCCTTGTTGTACCAAATCTGCATATCAAGTTCATCAGCTTCCTGCTTGTACTTGACGGTCAGTTGGTTGCGAATGAACGGAACGACCTTGCCCATTTTCTGGAGCATGGAGTGCCAGGGCATCTGGCGACGGTCGAGGACGTAGGGGTCTTTGGGATTGTCCAGGTAATCGCGAACGCCGAAAAGCGTTTCAGCGAGTTGTTCTGGCGTAAGATAGACAGCAGCGGTAGTCATGGCAGCAACCCTTTCAGGTTATTTCGAGAAGAACTTTCCTGAAGCGACAGCTTCGGCGAATCCTTCTCGGGATGTGGCATCCTCTACTCTGCCTCGGCGAACGCCGCCGGGGCGAAGTGTTGGATCAGGCGGAATTGCCGCGTTCACCTTTCGCTTCACGACCCTATCAGCACAGTCTCGCGCCAGCGTACCCCACAAGTGTGGAGGTGAGCCTTTGTACTGTGCCAGTTCTTTCATCACGTCATCAACAAGCGATTCCCACTCGGGAACCTTAGCTCTGAACTCCGCATCAACCGCAGCGATTGCTTGCTGCCCGAGATCGACTGGATCTACCGTCAGTGCTGGGCCTCGTGAGGCCGGAGCGGCTGGCGGTGCATCTGGTCGGCGAGGCGGGGTACGCTTCGCTTGCACTTTCTTGGCTGCTGCTTCGGTCATTTCGTAGGCTTTGACCAACTCAGCTAAGTCAGGATCGAGCTGCACACTCTCGTCGGGAGTCTTGGTTAGCCCATCAGGAATCGCGACGCCCAGGTTTTTAGCCATGGCGGCGAGAATCTGACCGGCTTTGCCCGGCTCGCGTTGAACGAGCAGGCCCAAGTCTACCCATTGATCCCAGGCTTTGGTGTCGATCTTGTGCTCAGTGAGCTTCGATTCGACATCTTCGCGATACTTCGCTTTCTCGCGCAGAGTTTTAATCTCTGCGTCAGATTTGGCGAAGCGTTCATCGGCACTCTTTCGAGCAGCGATTAACTGGCGAATGCGCTTTTGGGAATGACCCGTGTACGTCTTCAACTCAGCGTCATCGGGGTAACTCAGATCAGGAGCAGCGGGAGCCGCTGGTTCCTTGACCTGCTTCACCTCGGGCTTCGACGAGTCATGAGAAGTAGGGGCCGGGGGTTCAGGCGTCTTGTCAGTGGCCTTTGGTTCCGGCTCCGGAGGCGTTTCCACCTCTGGTTCTGGTTCCGGGCCTGACGTGAGATTTTCAACGATCGCGGCAACGTGCTCGTTTTTAAGCAAGTCTTCGTGTTCGCGATCAAGTGGTCTGTGGTCCTCGGGCGAGTTGGACTCTGACGCCCCGGTGTTCGTGGACTTTTCCGCGCCTGACGGATGCGCGGCCTGCTTAACGTCGTCGGTCATACTATACCTTGGTTAGTGGTGGATTCAACGGGGGGTTTGTCCGCCCGGTAAGGAAGGTTGTGGTGGGACCGAAGTTTGTCCGCCGCCCGGCGTACCGGGAGCGGGGCCAGAGGGCTGCCCAGTCATGCCGCCCGCAGCGGGATCGGCCCCTGGAGGTGGCCCCATCGCGCCGACCGCATTGAGCCAGTCGGTGTTCTGATCGTTGATCTCGGACAAGCGAGTCGCGAGCCAGATCGGATTCATCTGCATGCCGTGCTCGGTCATGATCGCCGACACCACTTGCAGGTTCTTGAGTTCTTCGGCGACGTTCGGCTTGCCCGTCGGACTCGCCGTCACGTCCAGCCACAACTCAGCGATGAACGATTCGCGTTGATTGAGATCGTTTGGGAACACCAAGCCGGGGCCGACGATCTCTTTCGCGTTCTCCGGCGGCAGCGACCGGCCCATGATTGCGATCATGTCTTTAGCGATCGACTCGATGAACGACACGAACAAGAACTGTTCGCGGCCTTGTTGACTCTTGAGTTGTTCTGCGGCGAAGCTGACTTCGGTTGCGAGGTTGGCGGTGCCGACACCACCGAGACCCGCAGCGGGCATGGCAGCCATCAACTGCATGTCGAGCATGGGTTCTTGGGTGCTGACGAGCGCAGGATTGTATGCGATACCATCGAACCGGAACAACGTCTTCTGAATCTCGTCGGGCTTCTGGACTTCGATGACTTGCAGCGGGCTTGAACTCTCGAACTTGTCGATCTCTTCTTCCGACATCGCGTCCTTGCCGATGAGCAAGCGCGGAAGCGTGGCTTTGCGATATTCGCGACCGTGGGTGCGAACAGAGTTGATCTCGTTCTGTAATGGGATCAGCAGTTCGACCATCGACGGTGCGTAGAAATACCCGGCGATCTCGTTGAACCACAGGTAGTAGAACGGGAACCAACCAGGGCCAGTATTGCGCGGGATGTATTTCGCGAGGAAGAAGTCCACGCCTTCCATGATCACATACACGGTACGATCGCGGGCGTCCCAGATCTCCCACACGTCCAGCGTTCCGACGTTGTAGGTGCTCGATGAATTAGTTGTTGAACCGTTCGTCTGATTCTTGTGTTTGTCGTTTGTCGACATCGACTGGAAGTTTGGCTCGTCCGTCGTCTCCGGGATCTGCTTGGCTTGTTCGTCAGTGAGATTGAACTTCTCGACAATATCTTCGCGCAGCATGCGCGTCCGGAACCCCATACGATTGGCGTTACGATAATACTCTGGGCGGTCGATCGTCCAATCGATTCGCATGTCTTCGATATCAACAGGGTCGAAGTCGAAGCCGAGATACCGAGGCACGTCACGAATCTCTTCGTCTGTCAATGGCTTGCCCTGAAGCAACTCGGACATGCGGGCCTGACGAGGATCCGTGGACACGTGAACGCCGAGGCCGTCTTGTGTCTCGACAGTGAACGACTCGATCGGAGTGACCCCCGAGGCCGTCATGTCTTTGCGAAGTTGCGTGACGATTTCGGTTCGCAGGTATGCCTGCAACTCCATCATCGACGTGTACTCTGCGCTGGTGTCGTCGAACTGCTTGTCCTTGAATCGATCGCGCAGGTACTTGTACCGGAACGCAGCTTGGATCTGCCGATCGTGAATCAGCGCACCAGTTGGTGTGCGTTCAGGATCCTGACGCCAGATCATCTTAATCCAACCGGCGCGAACAGTCTTGGAATCGCGAACAGCGTTGTTCAGAGCATCGCGGAGTCTGCCGTTCTTCATGAAGAAGTTCGTCAGATATTCCATCGTCTCACTGAACCGCACGAGATGCGCTGGTGGCGCAGCGGGCTGACCAGGAGGACCCCAGAACTTGGTCCGCAGCTTGACGTTCACCTTGGGATCGGTGGCAGTGTGCATTGCCAGCGACGCCTGAACGTATCGAAGCGTGTGGTGCGTGACGACGGTATCTTCCACGTCCTTGAGCAGCACGTCCTGCATCCAATCGCGCAACGGTTGAGCGTTGTCGAGAATGGCCTGGATGTCCCGAGGAACCAGTAACCAGTCAACGAGATCGTCGATCTTCGAGGCGTCAGCGGATTTCTCGGGCGACGCGCCTGCACCGGCGGATCCAGGGCCACGGCCCTGGGTCGAAGCTGAGGGGACGGCGTCGTTGCCTGCTGCCTGTGGCATTAGATAAGACCTTTCTTGAGACGCACAGCTTTCACTGCGCCTTTCAAGTCTTCGTCGACCTGGGCAGACCGTTGATGATTCTTGAGCAGATCCGCGTATTCGGGATGGGCCTGCATGAAGTTCGAGTTACCTTCAACGACAGCTTCAAGGTACTTGGTTTTCTTCTTCAGATTCCGCTCACCCTCGAGTCCCCGCCTCGCTACCGCAATCACAAGCCCTAGTGTACCGGATGCCGTCAGAGCACCATCTGGTGTGCCCGTCGCCCAGCCGAAGATACCACCAAGGATCCCGCCGAGGCCGGGGGCCACCGTGTTGGTTGCCGCAGTCACGATGGCTTTGATCTCGGGCACCTCGACTACAGTCTTGGCTTCGACGTGTCGTTCCTCGTCGCGCTTCGTTACCGTTGTTTCCGTATACGGTTTCCCTTCGGGAGTCACGCCCTTGGTTTCAGCGACAGTGACTTCCTTCTCGGCGTGGACTTCGGTGCGCGTGGTGCCACACCCCGCGAGAAAGAACGCGAACACGAGCGGGAACAAAAGTCTCATTTGAGGACCATCACCATTACAGCACTGACGATCGCAACCCCAACCACTCCACATGTTCCCATTAAGATCGTGTCATGGAGAGCGAGCTTCGATTGGATCAGCGCAATGCTGGTCTTTTCTTCGGCCATGCCTTCTTTGATCTCTATGAGCGAGGTGTCGATGCGCTCAAGACGCTCGTCGAGCGTGATGTTGCCGTATTGTGGTGTAGGCGTATCAGACATGGCTTAGGCTACTGGTCCAGCGCGACGAACGTCGCCGAAGGCGACGATGGCTAGGGTGCCTGCACCGCGTACCCAGAGATTCGGCACCGAGACGACTCCACCAGCCAGACCTCGGGTGATCATGCGCGAGATCGGCAGTTGAACCCCGGTGTCGGCTGGCACCGCGACCCAGTTCACGCCGTCACGGGAGAAGTCCCAGGTTGCGGGACTAGAGAGGTTGAACTGCACGATCTCGAAGGTCGACACGCTGGGGATCAGCGCGTCGGTCAGCAAGTCGACGGGCGCGAGCAGCTTGAGCAGTTCACCCCCGACGATCAAGGCGCGGTTACACGCTAGGAAGTCGCCAGAGCAGTTTTTGTCGTACATGGGAGTCCTTTCTTCGTCAGCATGAGGCTAACGAGCCGTCTACGGGTTTACAAGTAGGAGGCCGGGGATGTCAAGGTCTTGGGGTGTAGGCTGGAACGTACCCGAGAGCAACGAGGTCGACGCCCTCGACCTTGGTGATTGGTGTTCCAGCGAGCGAATCGAGAAGCGCGGCGCGGCCCACGTCGCCAATTGAGACGTGTACCGTCTGGAAGTCCACCCACCACAGGGGAAGCGTCGGGTGCCGCTTCCATACTGATTCCGGAATCGGCAAAGTCTGATAGTTCGGGTCCGCCGCTTTCCACGCCGCGAAGCCGCCCCACGCGTTCCATTGCGCGACGGTACTCGCGACGAGGGCCGCGTCGGCGGCGTCGGTCGTGACGGGGAATTGAAGTATGTCGGTCATGGTGTCCCGAATCGGGCTTGAGCGTAGGGGCGGAAAACGGCGGAGTAGTCAGTGATCGGCGGGAGGTTGGCGTATACGGCGTTTGTCCAAAATAGGAACGTGGGGAAATAGCCATCAAGCCCGCCGCCCACGCCTTGCTTGCCGCACCCACAGGAAATAAAGATCGGGTTCGCCAACCCCGAGAGGTCCGACCCTTGACCAACCTGTGTGTCGCCGTTCACGTTCTGATTCATTCCGTTGATCGCCTTCTCAACGCGGAAGGCGAACGGATTGTTGTCCATGTTGACGGTCGGATTAACCGCGAGGTTGGCGTTGTTATCGTACGATCCTGTCTTGCGCGTGCTTGAGTACGATTCACCGTAGAAGACCATACGGAGCGGAGAGTTGTAGTCGTCGAGCGTGTCGTTGTTGGTTAG